ATAATCTCTTTTTGCTATTCTTTTTCTTTAGCATTTAATTCTTCAATTAATTCATCTAAAAATTGTAGCCATATTTATTTTTATACAATTTTATTAACAAAAGTCAATATAAAACTTGACTAAAGTAAATAGATTAGTATTTAACGATAAGTTAATTAATAATAAATAATAAAAAGGAAAATAAATGAGCTTAATAGCAAAAAGTGGTGAAACAAGTTATCCAAAAGTACCAATTGGAGTACATAAAGCCCGTTGTGTCAAGGCAATTGATCTTGGTACTCAAAAACAAGAGTATGGTGGTGAAATTAATTGGAAAAGACAGATTTTAGTTATTTGGGAATTACCCGAAGAATTAAACAATGACCAACCAATGACAATTAGTAAATTCTACACTTTATCTTTACATGAAAAATCAAATCTAGGAAAAGATTTAACTTCATGGAGAGGAAGACCTTTTACTGAAACTGAAAAACAGGGATTTGATGTTAGAAATCTTATTGGTGTTCCTTGTCAATTAAATGTAATGCATAAAGATAATGGTAAAGAAGATATTAGTTCAATCATGCCTCTAGGTAAAAATGATAAAATTGCTGAACAATTTAATGCAAGTGTTTCATTTGATATTGATGATTTCCAAAAAGGTAAAAAGAAACTTTTAATCAATTATCCGAAGGGATAAGAAGAATGATTTTAAGATCAAAAGAGTTAGATGGAATAGATCAAACGGATAATGGTGATGAAGGTAATGATAATGATTTAGGGAGTATTCCATTTTAATGAAATACACAAATTTAAGCAATCTACCTAAAGCAATTGAACGAGCCGTAATAAATGATCCTTACGAAAGTAATTCGGATATATCTACCACTCGTTTAATTGCCCCACCTCGTATTCGTGTATTACAGAAACGAAATTGGGATTTAATCACAGAAGATGTTAGCGACAGAATATTCTCATTATTGGGGCAGTCGGTACATCATGTTATAGAACGAGCAAAAACAAGACATGAAATATCAGAAAAAAGGTTATTCTATAAAGATGACAAGATCACTAATGGATGGACTTTAAGTGGTGCATTTGATTTACTTAATCGTGATGGTCATTTAATAGATTTTAAAGTGACATCTGCGTGGTCTGCACTTTCCGCTTTGAAAGAAGGAAAACCAGAATGGGAAAATCAATTAAATGTTTTAGATTTTCTTGCAAGTAAAAACCCTAAAGAGTTAGTCAATTACAAAACTGAAATAAAAGTAAAAAGACTATCGGTTATGGCTATATTAAGAGATTGGTCTAAAGTTAGGGTTATGACTTCTGATAACTACCCTAAAAAACAAGTAGCTATGATACCTATTCGTAAATGGACATACGAAGAACAAGAAAGCTATGTCAAAGAACGAATAAAAATACATCAAAATGCAGAAAAAGTATCTGAACTTCCAATGTGTACTGCTACTGAAAGGTGGAGAAAGGAAGATAAATTTGCAATAATGAAATCTGGCCGTAAGTCTGCTATGAGATTGCTTGATACTAGAGAAGAAGCTATGCAATATCTTGCTTCACAAAATATGACACTTGGTAAAGGTTGTGATATTGTTGAACGTAAAGGTGAAGATGTAAGGTGTCAACATTATTGTAATGTTAATGAGTTTTGCTCATACTATATGAAGATAGCATTTTGAGTAAAAAACCTATCATAAGCAAAGTAGTAAGACCATTTGTCTTTACAAAAGACCCATTAATTATGGACTTACTACAATCGTTTGCTAAACGATCTGAACAAGGCATTAAAGAGCATAAAATTACTATGGAAAAAGCCCAAAAACCAATAGAAAAATGGATTGATGATATAATTGAAGAATTATATGATGCTTGTGTTTATCTTGAAAAACATAAAAGAGAATTAAGAAACCTCAACATAAAAAAATAATTTTATTTTACTTGACGCATAGTATGTACTAAAATGTGCTATTATGATAAAATTTATATTAGTATTGCAATTATGTTTTTCGGGTGCTGATTGCTATCCCCCAATAAGTAATCAAGATGTTGTTTATGATGGATGGAATGATTGTGCAATAGCGGGATATGAAAAAGTATTATAATTATGAATGAAGTAAATGAATTAGAACAAAATAAACCTTTAGTAAGATTTTGGTGTAGTGAACAATATGAAAAAAACAAAACATCTAATCCATCAATATCGTTGGATGTTATATCATACCAACTAAAAGAAATCCACTCCGAAGTATGTAAAAATAGTAGAGATATAGAAAGTTTAAAAACACAAGTTGCTATGGGTAAAGGTGGAATAAAAGCAGTTTTTGTGATAGGAACTTTTATAGGAATAGTAATAGCAGTATTAAAAAATTTTAAAATTATATGATTGGATTATTAGCAAAATTATTACCTAGTGGAATTAAACTAGGAATGGATATAGTAAAAAATCGTAATGAAAGTAAAAGATTAGAAAGTGTGGCGGAATTAAGACATATGGAGAAAATGGCCAATGGTGAAGTTGAATACCAAAAAGCTGTTATGACTAATAATAATCAAGGATGGAAAGACGAATTTGTGCTTATTTTGGTGTCTTCCCCCGTAATGTTATTAATTTGGTCTATATTTTCTGATGATCCACAAATAATGGAGAAAGTAGAAAAGTTTTTTCAACAATTTAACAATATGCCCTTCTGGTATCAAGCCTTGTTTATAGGTGTTGTATCGGCCATATACGGTCTTAAAGGGGCAGACATAATGAAAGGAAGGAAATGATGTCATTTTTAATAGGTGTTGTTCTAGGGGTGGTTTTGTGCCATCTGAACCATAAGTTTAAAATACAAGATAAAATCAAAAAAAATTTGATGATATTTTACTATCCTAATGTTAGTAGAGTTAGAAATGTATGATGATCTTAAAGATCAAATCAAAAACCATGAAGGTTTTGTAGATACAGTATATAAAGATAGCCTTGGTTTTGCCACAATCGGATATGGACATTTAGTTAAATCTAACGATCCTTATGAAGAAGGCAAGACATATTCCAGAGAACAATTAACGGATCAATTTGATGAAGATTTTGCAACTGCTAAAAATCAAGCAATAGATTTAATCAATGGTTTAGAAATAAATTTCAAAGCTCATTGTGTAATTATAGAAATGGTTTTTCAGTTAGGGTTAGGTGGAGTGTCAAAATTTAAAAATATGTGGAAAGCACTTGAAGAAAATGATTATGCTACTGCAAGTATGGAAATGCTTGATAGCCGTTGGGCTAAACAAACTCCAACTCGTGCAGAAAATTTAGCCGAGATAATGAACTCTTGCAATAGTTAATATTATTGATATAACTTTACTCAACTGTAAGGTGTTATGATTATATTAAAAGATGTTATAATAAACTACCAGAACGAATCCAAAACACCTGAAATTAGAGATGTTCATATTGTTAAAGGAAAAGTAAAATATATAAATCTTATTGAACAATTAAAAAATCTTAAAGAAACAATTGACGGATCACCAAAGGAGTTGTATGAACAAACGAATATTAATAATTAGCGATTTACACATACCATACCACCATGAAGACAGTTTTGCATTTTTACGAGAGATTAAAAAACAATATAAGCCAGACTTCGTGGTTAATATTGGCGACCTACTTGATTTCCATGCTATATCTATGCACGATCACAATCCAGACTTACCTTCTGCTGGTGACGAATTAAAAATTTCTAAAGAATACATTAAAGAATTAGAATCTATATTTCCAGAAGTTATAGAAGTAGATAGCAATCATAGTAGTCTTGTTTACAGACGAGCATTAAAATATGGCATGAGTAAACAATTCTTAAAAGATTATGGTGATTTTCTTGGTACTAAAAAATGGAAGTGGATAGATGATCTTACTCTTACAATGGGTAATGGCCAAAGGTGTTTCTTCACTCATGGAAGAAGTGCAGATGTATTAAAGACTAGTCAAACAATGGGAATGAGTTGTGTTCAAGGACACTTTCATACTAAATTTGTAATATCTTATTGGGCCAATCCAGACAATTTGTTTTTTGGAATGAATGTAGGATGTTTAGTTAATCAAAAATCAATGGCATTTGCTTATGCTAGAAATTTTAGAACTAGATTTATAAATGGTTGTGGTATTATTATTGATGGTATTCCTAAACTATTACCAATGGTATTAAATAATAAAGGTAGATGGATTAAGAAAGTTCTTTAATTTCTTTTTTAACTTCATCCATTGATTTAAATAAAGTTTTCATTCTTTCAGCACACACCTTTTCATGAGAGGTTAATCTAATTCCATTATGTTCGGCTAAGTTGGAGTTAGATTTTCTAGCCATTAGCCTTTAGGATTATCTAATTTAACTTTAGCTACTGTGTCTTTCCAAGTAGTAGTACCATTCAGTAAGTCTTTGTATTGCATATCCATTTGGTCTTGAAT